AACAAACGCTAAAAATATTTGAGATTGGCAGTTCGTACAACATATCGGAAACAAGAGCATATAATTATACTGCTCCTTCCCGGACAACTGGCACGGCCTTAAAACCATCGCTTATAAAAATAAATGGCTCGACTATTACTTTGGCTTATAGAGACACACTTGACGGCGCTAAAAACACCATACTGTTATTTGATATTTCTTCATCATACGAAATATCGGAAATAGACACACTTAAAAGTTTTGATCTTAATCAAAATGCTTCAGGCTATTTTGAACTTTTTGAAATCGACGACAAATACGGATTGCATTATGGCGGCGGTAATGGTGCTTCAGTAATTGTTTTTGATATCGAGCTGCCACTAACGTATGAAACTGGTGATCAATTTTCAATTAAGTACGACAACTCAAGCGTACAGTATTTCCACAACGGTGTATTACTTAGTGACTTAACAGAGATTTTATCAACTGAAGACCTTGACCAAAAACTTTACTTGGACTCATCATTTTATGATGTTGGCGGTTCTGTTTCAGATGTCAGATTTGGTCCGTTAGCGAGTAACAATTACAAAGATGTTGGGGGCGATAAACCGACAGGAACCGGTGATGTAAGTCAAGTAAAATCTTGGTTGCAGAGTTTGATGGAGTCGGCTACTTATGGCGAAACACAAATAACTGGTGGCTATGTAAAAACAGAATTTTTGGATGTAGAGACTCTTTTGGTTGGTGGAATAGAGGATGGAATTACTGTCTCAGATGGTTTCATAATGGACACTGATGAAAACCTTATCATAGATTTTGCCACTGCAACGATTACTGTTAAAGATCCAGACGGATTACTAATTGATTCAGATGGCGGGGTTACGGTCAACGGTCAAATAGAAGTAAACAGCTCAGAAGGTATTCTTATAAACGGCGGCGGCGATATGACGTTAATATCAACAACAACTGATCGTGCTGATATTCTGTTTAAACATGAAAGTGACTCCGATAGTCAGCTTAACATTGGATTCAATCCAAGTGTTGGATCTGATTATAGATTTCAATTTTTACCTTCAACCGATGATTTTGTAATGCTTGAAATGGGAACATCTACCGCAAGATTTCAAGCATGCAATATATACGCAAACAATGCAAAAATAAATTCAGCAGTCGATATATACTTTCAATCTGGCCGTAATATAGTATCTGAAGTTGCTGAGGCTGGTATTTATGGTGTAAAATTAGAGGATGACTTAGGTGTGTCGCAAAATATGCTGTATATGTCTGCAACTCCTATAGGCGGTACTGCTTACATAAGACAGAGAATGACAACACAAAACATTGGATTGCTGACTGATTCAGAAATGGATGATTTAATCCCAGGCAATGGTGATTGCATATTTTACATAGCTTTAGACGATATCTGGGCTCTTTACCGTGATCAGGGCGGCACAAGAAGAAAAAGAAATGTTACGTAATACACAATTAAAAGGAGTAAACCATGATTGAAAACTTAGTAGTAGGAATAGTACTATCCATTGCAACAGCAGCAGGTACGTACTTGACGAAGATTGTTGCAAATTTCTTTAAGTCAAAAACAAAGAATGAAAAATTGCGAGGAATTATTGATGCAATTAATGAAATTGTAATTATTTGTGTTAAGTCTACCGCTCAGACGGTAAAGAAACAGGCTAAAGAAGAATTAAATGGTCAAAGTCTTTCTCCTGAAATTGCTAAAAAAATCTTCGATGGTGCATTCACAGAAGTTAAATCTTTAATACCTGCGGCAATAGAAGATGATGTAGTAAATTTACTGCCAAACATTGATGGGTATGTCAGGCACAAAATAGAATCAGCAGTGCACGATTTAAAAACAACAACGGTAAGTAAGATGGAAACGTTTGTTTGCAATTCAGTTGAAGAAATTGAAAATCTTAAAATCTAATGAGGAGAGTACAATGAACCAAGAACAGCAGAACCAGAAAAATCAAATTGTTACTAACAAACTTAAAGAAGCTATTGGTGCTCAGTACATCACTATACTGGAACTCAGTGCAGAAAACGAAATACTTAAACAACAAGTAGCAGGATTAGTAAATAACCCAGAACCAGTTGAACCAGAAGTAGTAAAATAAAGTACTTGAGTTCTTTAAGCATTTCATGTATTAATTAGGTAGGTTATTTTACTACATTTAGGGGAAGTATGGAAACACACGCTGAACAGACTGCAGAAATAGAATTAACACCATTAGTAGATTGGGCAAATGCACCTACTGTCAGAGACCTGCAACAGAACTTAGAAGACGCTCATAAAGATGATTTTGCTTACCGAGCTAAAGTTAGAAGATGGCTTGACTACCGGAATATCGAAGGGGAAGCTACACCTAAGAAAATTGTAGGGCGCTCCTCAGTTGCACCTAAGTTAATTCGGAAACAGGCTGAATGGCGGTATTCCTCTTTGGAAGAACCCTTTTTATCTACTGATAATCTATTTACAGTACGCCCTACTACAGCAGGAGATATCGAACGTAGTCGCCAAAATAGTTTAATACTTAATAACCAGTTTGATACTCAAATTGACAAAGTAAAGTTTATTGGCGACTATGTTCGAGATGCTGTAGATACCGGTCGAGTAATTGTCGAAGTAGGTTGGGTCACTGAAGAAGTACCAGTTACACGTATAGTACCTGAATACACCTATGTACCGGCAGATGATTTAGCTTTAGCTGAACAGTATATTCAACTGGCTCAATTAAAGCTACAGAGTGAGGATTTATACTTTAATCGAGTGGATGAAGGTATAGATAAAGCGATAATGATCTACGCAGAAACAGGTCAGTTATACGCTGCAGAACAGACTAGTGAAGTAGAAGTCCAAGAAGTTGTAGAAGTAAAGAACCAGCCTTGGATTGAAGTATGTGAATCAGAGAATATACTTATTGACCCATCTTGCGGTGGCAATATAGAAAAAGCGCAGTTCATTGGTAAAAAGCATAAAGCATCTTTGTCTGATTTACGGAAAGATGGGCGTTATAGTAATCTGGATCAGTTATTAATTGAATCTGCTAATCCTATACATGATCCAGATTTTAAAGATAGCTCTGATATCCATACATTTGCATTTGAAGATAAGCCCAGAAAACAGTTTGTTGTAAATTCATACTGGGGTTACTGGGATATAGATGGTGACGGGATAACTGTTCCGTTTGTAGCTTCATGGGTTGGCAATACAATGATCCGGCTAGAGAAACAGCCATTTCCGTTTAACCAACCCCCGTTTGCAACAGCAGTATACATGCCTATACGCCGATCAGTAAATGGCGAACCTGATGCTGAATTACTCATTGAGAATCAAAGAGTTGTAGGCGCTACTATGCGAGGCATGGTTGATTTATTGGCTCGATCTGCTAATGCTCAGACGGGCACTAAAACGGGCTTTCTGGACGCATCTAATGAACGTAGGTATGCGAGAGGTGAGAACTATAAGTTTCAGGCAAATGGAGATCTCAGGCATTCTGTATACCAGCATACGTTTCCTGAAATACCTCAATCTGCCTATAATATGCTTACTCTGATGAACACAGAGGCAGAGAGTCTTACTGGCGTTAAAGCCTTTGCAAGTGGTATAAACAGCCAAGCCTTGGGCAATACAGTAGGTGGTGGTAGAGATGCATTAGATGCAGCAAGTAAGCGAGAAGCAGGCATTTTACGGCGTTTAGCTAAAGGTATCCTTGATATAGGCCGTATGATTATTGCTATGAATGCTGAATGGCTATCAGAAGAGGAAGTAATAAGAGTTACTGATAATGAGTTTATTAAGGTCAGGAGAGACGATTTAGCGGGTAAATATGACCTTAAATTAAATATAAGTACTGCTGAGGATAACCATCGTAGAGCGCAAGAATTGGCCTTTATGCTACAAACAACCGGCCCTAATGGAGACCCGGGTGAAGTCAGACTAATTCGAGCTGAAATTGCCCGTTTACGTAATATGCCTGAATTGGCTCAGCGTATCGAGAATTACAAGCCAGAACCTGATCCAGTAGCAATGCAGGAAATGGAACTGAAGTTTAAGCTGTTAGAAGCACAAATAGCCAAAGAACAGATGTTGGCTCTTAAACACCGTACTGAGGCCGAAGCTAATGGCTATCGAGGAGTTAAGGATGGAGCACAAGCTGAGCTTAATATGGCAAAAGCTGGTACAGAGTCTGCGAAGATACGAAATATGCATAGTGACTCTGACAACAAAGACTTGGATTATCTGCAAAAATACAATAATGTCGGGCATCGACAGGAGATTGAAAAGAAGAATGTGGATGCACTTAATGAAATCAGTAAAGAAGCAATCAAAACAAGACTAGCTGGTAAGGATAAAAAGGAGTAGCATGGGACAATCTATTGAGGCACTTGATGCACTTATTACGGCCAATAAACGGTATATAGAAGATGGTAATGCACTACAGCGTTTAAAACAAAATGCAGATTTTCAGAGACTTTTCTTAGATTTCTACATTAATGAGCAATCAGTTAATTTAGTTAAGAATAAAGCAGCTTTGCACCTACAAGAACCTGCTGAACAGAAATACTTAGATGCCCAACTATTAAGTGTGGGTTTGTTTTACCAGTTTATGCAAGAAGTTGAACAAGTAGCAAAACAGGCTACTGATTCCATCCAGGCTGCTGAAGAGGAAAAAGAAATGCTAATACATGAAATGAGCACAAGGTAAGGAGTAAGCTATGAATACTGAGAATACAGATTATCTTGATATGTCAGAAGCAGAATTTGCAAAACTACCTGTACCTTCTTTTGCTGCAGATTTAGAAGAAGAAACTGGTGTTTCTGATGATACTGATACAGCCGAGGATACTGATGAAGATGAAGCTATAGCTGATGCACAGCCGGCCGATGATTCTGAAGAGGAAATTACAGAATCTGATGAAGAAACAGCAGAGGCTGACGTAGCAGAGGAAAAGGTAACGAATACTGAAGAAGAACCAGAAAAGACAGAATCTGCTGCAATAGACTACGAGGCTGAGTATGCAAAACTCATGGCTCCGTTTAAAGCAAATGGTAAAGAAATAACACCTAAATCCCCAGAGGATTTAGTTAGATTGGCTCAAATGGGTGCCAATTATCATGCAAAAATGGCAGCCATGAAGCCTAACAAAAAGGCTCTTAAAACACTTGAGAATAATGGTTTATTGGATCAAGATAAATTAGCCTTTTTGATTGATGTAAGTAAAGGCAAGCCTGAAGCTATTGCTAAGCTAATTAAAGAACACAACATTGATCCATTAGATGTGGATTTGGACCAAAGTGAACAATATAAACCTTCCGATTATTCTGTTAGTGATGCAGAATTAGCACTCGATTCGGTACTTGATGCCATTAGTGCATCTCCCAAGCGTGAGTCAACTATTGATGTCATTACAAAACAATGGGATGATCAAAGTCGTGAAAATGCCGCAGCCAATCCTCACATTATCAAGGTAATCAATGAGCACATGGAAAATGGTATTTACGATGTAGTACAGCAAGAAGTAGACTATCAGCGCAGTATAGGCAAAATGGTATCCGTTTCTGATTTAGAAGCGTATAAATTAGCAGGAGAGCAGCTAGAATTAGCAGGTAGATTACCTGGTGTTCCCCGACCAATGGGTAAGGCACCAGTAACAGCACCTATCGATTCAAGAGCAAGCCAAGCTAAAGAAAAAGCCCGTATAGCAAAGAAGAAAGCTGCTAAGCCTACACAGACAAGACCGGGTAATTCGTTACCTGCAAACATTAATCCTCTCAACATGACCGAAGAGGAATTTAAAAAGTTTGATCCCAGAACTATTGGGGTTAGCTTATAGGAGAAATCACTATGGCTCGTATGTATAATACTGGTGGTGCTACTTCCGATATCGGTGCCAACCAACTACAAGATTTTTATTACCAGAGAAAGGCTCTTGAAGACCTTAAAAAAGAAGAGTATTTTTTGCCTTTGGCTTCTGTAGAAGGAATGCCAAAACACCACGGGAAAAAGATTAAACTTTACCACTACATTCCATTGCTGGATGACAGGAATGTGAATGATCAGGGTATTGATGCAGCAGGCGCTTTGCTTACTGCTACCCTGTGGTATGTATTTATTGACGGTGCTTTGGTACCAGATGCAATCGTTACGGCTAATTCTGACGGTTTTGCTGATGAAGCAACGGCAGTTGCTGCAGTTGCCGCTGCCGTCAGTGCAACTACTATTACTCAGACTACGGCGGATACATATGCAATAACTCTTGGTACCGGTAACCTTTATGCATCAAGTAAAGATGTTGGTACAATCGCAGCAAAACTGCCTCCTCTTACTGAAGCAGGCGGTAAAGTCAACCAGGTAGGTTTTACCAGAGTTGAACTAGAAGGTGAACTTGACAAATTTGGTTTTCATGATACCTATACTCAGGAATCAATTGACTTTGATTCTGATCCTGAGCTGATGATGCATGTCAATAGAGAAATGCTACGTGGCGCTATTGAAATGACCGAAGATGCGCTACAGATTGATCTATTGAACAGTGCTACTACAGAACGTTTTGCCGGTGCTGCTACGTCGAAAGTCACAGTTTCTGGTGAATCGGGTGGTGTGACAGAAATTTCATACGAGGATCTTGCGGCTCTTAATGTGGATCTTGATGATCTTAGATGTCCTAAAGAAACCAAGATCATTTCCGGTACTCGTATGGTTGATACTAAAACTATCCCTGCTTCTCGTGCCATGTATATTGGTTCAGAGCTGCAGCAATCTTTTGAGCGTATGACTGATTACCACAGTGAAAGAGCCTTTATTCCTGTAGAAAAGTATGCAGCAGGCACTACTACTATGCGAGGAGAGATTGGTAGTGTAGGCAGATTCCGTATCATTGTAGTACCTGAAATGATGCATTTTGCGAGTAAAGGTGCAGCAGTTAGCACCGATGCTGGCTATCGAAATGATGGTACTAATTACCACGTTTACCCGGCCCTTGTAGTAGGTAGTGAATCTTTTACTACTATTGGCTTTAAAACCAGTGGTGGTAGCTCAAAGTTTACTATTTATCACAAAAAACCTGGACTGGAATCAGCAGATGCTTATAATAACCCATTTGGTGAAAAAGGCTTTATGTCCATTAAATGGTATTATGGTTTTCTGGCTCTAAGAGCAGAACGACTAGCTGTTATTTATTCTGTTGCACGTACCTAATTTTTAAACACTCCCTCTTCGGAGGGAGTACACTAAAGGAGTAACCCATGTCAGATGAAGTAAACGAAACCACTGAACTTAATGAGTTGGAAATGCTTAAAGCAAAAGCAGAACGTATGGGTGTTAAGTATCATCCTGCGATTGGTCCAGAAAAGCTCAGAGAAAAAATTAATGATGCCCTATCTGAAAAAGAAGTTGAAGCGAGGGCCATTAAAGCGAAGCAAAATGATATTGCTCAGATGAAACGTGATGCCAATAAGCTGGTGCGTGTGCAAATCACTTGTATGAATCCAGCTAAGAAAGCTTTAAAGGGTGAAATTTTTACAGTCGGTAACCGTGTTATCGGCACAATTAAGAAATTTATTCCTTACAATGCTCCGGATGGTTTTCATGTGCCTCAGATGTTGCTTGAAAGACTTGAGGACAGGCACTTTCGCCAGTCATACACAGTTAAAATCAATGGTCAAGAGCATAAGCGATCGCAACAGGTAAAAGAGTTTGCTATCGCTAAATTGCCCCCATTAACTGTACCTCAGCTTAGGGATATTGCAGAACGGCAACTTGCTAATGGTTATGGTAAATAGGATAAAATATGGCATACCCAAATTTAGATCCAATAATAGTAGATAATCCGAGCGGATTGCCGGATATATCACAGATAACCAGTAAAAGTTTACAAGGTACTGGTATATTTGATACCCTGATGCGCACTCTCACTTTGCATATTGATGATCAGTATACCAAAGAACGCATCTCTGGTGAAGAGTATGCTCAGGTTTATTTAGGCGCTATGACTGCTGCACTTCAGCAGTCTATCGCCTATTTGGTTACCCAGCAACAAGTTAAAAAAATAGATGCCGATATCGGTTTAGTACGCCAACAGACCGTTACTGAACTGGCTCAGACAGATGACACTATTCCTACCGATTTAGGCTTTAACGGTACAACTGCTATTGAAGGATTAGTAGCTAATCAAATCGCCTTAACTACTAATCAAATTGCTTTAGCTGCTAAACAAGCAGACTTAGTGGATGAACAAATACTTGGTGCTGCTGCAGAAAAGGATTTAATTGGGCAGCGTATCGTAACAGAACTATCCCAGACAGGCGATGATATTACTGATGTTAAATTAGCTGGTCATGGCTTCAATATGTCAGATACTGTTATAAGCCTTGCTGAGAGCAATAGAGACAAGATAATAGCTGAAAAGGATTTAATAGGCCAACGTATTGTTACAGAGTTAGCTCAAGCAGACGATAACATTACTGACGTTAAACTGGCGGGTTACGGTTTTAACACGTTAAACACTATTATAAGTCTTGCAGCAAGTAACAAAGACAAAATAGTAGCTGAAAAGGATTTAACAGGTCAGCGTATTATTACTGAATTGGCTCAAACAGACGCAAGTCTTAGTGGGGCTATAAGCACATATGGTTTTAACGATTCAGCTTCAATTGAAAGTATTGCTAAAAGTACTAACGATAAGTTGATTGCTGATACTGATTTAACTATTCAAAAGGTAGTTACCGAAGTTGCACAAACTAGCAATACAAAGCCAGATGACTTGGGGAAAATGGCTGGAACCGCTATTGCTGGTTTAGTTAGTGATCAAAAACTTGTGAATGCGGCACAAATAGCTAAATTAGGTACTGAAGCCGATTTAACTACTCAAAAGATAGTTACTGAAGTGGCCCAAACCAGTAATACAAAACCACTTAATTTGGGACAAATACCTGGAACGGATATTACAGGTTTAGTTAGTGATCAAAAATTGATTAACGCTGCGCAAATAGCTAAATTAGGTACCGAATCTGATTTGACATTACAGAAAATAGTCACTGAAGTAGCTCAGACCAGCGATACAAAACCAAACGATTTGGGACAAGTAACCGGGACAGCCATTACAGGTTTAATAAGCGATCAGAAGTTAGTTAATGCAGCTCAAATAGCTAAGTTAACTGAAGAAGCCGCTTTAGTAAAGCAAAAGACAGACACTGAGTTAGCCCAGGTTAGCGACTTTGTAGGAGCACGTTATACCCAGGAATTATGGTATGCTTTTACAAATGATAGTGTTGTTGCTAATGACATTGTTATTGGTAATGCTAATGGCTTTACCTCAGAAGGCGCTTGCGATACTGCTATCAGTAATGCGGTTTCAGATGGTAGAATAGCATCAGGTGTGGCAAGTAGCGAAATGGTTACAGTATTAATTCCTGTTAACCCAATAGCGGGTAAAACTAAACGTGAAAATGATTTGTATGAAAAACAAAAAGATGGGTTTGACCGGGATGCAGAACAAAAATTTCTAAAAATTATGACAGATATTTTTGTAACTGAAATAAGTAAAGGTCATAGAACCAGTGATGTAAACTCAGTTACCACTAATACTCCATTAGGAACTCTGGTAACAAGAGTTGCTGAAGGTATAGATCTAACCCTTACTGGTTCAGCAGACTAAGGAATAGCTATGGCTTCAGTATTAGATTACCTACTTGGAGAAAAGGTTGTCACCGTGCAGCCTGCTACGATTAGATTATCTGAAGCCGATCCAGATTATTTGTTGGATGCAATTGTGTATAGCGTAGTTCATGGTATACCAATATCGCATACTTTATCTGTTCTTATGGCTCAGGCAACATCATACAATGTCAGCGATATGTTACGGCGTATTCAAACAGCAACAGATACAAATTACCGATACATGTTGCCGTATGCTTCTCAAGGAACTTCTCGTAGACTCTCTACGCAGTTAATAACGGATACTATTACAGAAGATTTAGGGCTTAGTTATGGGTGCATAGTAGATTTTCACTATATTGTTACTATGACACCCTTAACGGCTATAATTGCTCATTTAATGGATGTTAGGCAGTTTAGCCTTACTAATGAGTATATTAAAAATCCTCCTGCAGCTTGGGTATTTCCTACGTATTATAATGATCTGCCGGTTAGCCAGCATATTCAGATAACTAATATAGTACTGCAAAGTGACAATTCTACAGTTGAGGTTGAATACACAGCTAAATGCTACTATCATAATTTCACCAACTTCGC